GATCGAAGGCTTTGCCGGTCTGCGTGAAAGCGAACCGTTCATCACTGCCTCGCAGAACAAGAAGAACACGCAAGTCGTGATCGACGATTGGATGCTCGGCCCTGAAAAGCCAAGCAACGAACGCGGTGCAAACCCTGAATACTGGCGTGCGCTTGGTAAGGCTATGCAGGTCGATGAGACTGAAGCCCGTCGCCGCCGCTGCTCCAACTGCGAGTATTACGACAACTCAACCATGACGCAGGCCAAGATGGAGCGCATCCCTTGGAACCAGTGGGACGTTGAGGCTGGCTTCCGTGGCTATTGCCATAAATTTGAATTTATCTGCCACGACCTTCGTTCTTGTCAAGCATGGGAAGAGCGAGAATTTGAATCCGAAGATTGATTGTGTTATGGTTCAGCCACCGAGCGTTACTGAGCAGCCGGTGGCTCACCTTCAGGGGTTTTGAATGACGCTAGACGGCTCTCCTAAATACTGGCTTCGGCGCAACTTTTCGGAGGCACTTTGCCTTTCGGATGAAGCCGTCGATTGGCTGATTGCGCTTTGGGAAGTTATCCAGTTGTTCGACGATATTGCTGATGGCGATGCAATAGACCGCGACGATCTTGACGCTTCGATCTGGAACGCATTGGTGGGAATGCCGTCCAATGGCTTCTATCAAAGAAACGCGCATGTTCTCATCCCGCTGATGAGCGTTGCCGTCCTGAAATGGAAAGCCTCAGATGAGGTGGAGCGCGATGGTCAAGCCTGTGCCACAAGCTTCGTCTGGCGCGCTGGCTATTATGATTTGGTTCTTGCTGCCGTGCAGATCGAGCATGGTTCGCAATTAGCTATGGATATCGGCCCTGTAGTTTTGAAGCTATATGGCGAAAGCCTTGAAGATTATATGAAGGAAATGTCTGATGCCTGATCCAGTTACCGGCATAGGTGCGGCTGTTAGCGTTGGTGGCGCTGTCCTTAAGGGTAAAGCTGCCAAGAAGGCTGGCCAGCAGCAGGTAGAGTCCGAAATGGCGGCTATTGCAGAACAGCGTGCGGCACGCGAAGAGACGCGCCGATTGCTTGAGCCTTACGTTGCTGCTGGTACGCCTGCACTGCAACAGCAGATGGCTGCGCTCGGACTATCAGGCGCTGAAGCACAGGCTGCTTATGTCGCGCAGCAAGAGCAAAGCCCGGTCTTCCAGGCGCTGGCCCGACAGGGTGAAGAGGCTATGCTGCAACAGGCATCTGCAACAGGTGGATTGCGCGGGGGCAATGTCCAGGGCGCATTGGCTCAGTTTCGCCCCAGCCTTCTCAATCAATTTCTTTCGCAGCAATATGAGCGCCTTGGTGGTTTGACTCAGGTGGGCCAGACTTCCGCTGCTGGCGTCGGCTCTGCTGGAATGCAAACTGCGCAGAACATAGGCCAGAACCTTCAGAATGTTGGCGCGCAACGTGCTGGTGCTTCGCTTGCTCAAGGCCAGATGTTTGGCGATATTCTTGGTTCATTTGGCGGCGTTGCTAAGGGGCTTTTCTAATGGTTCAGCCGGTTAACTATGCACAGCTTGCCGGTGGCTTTCAGGCCCCGCAGGAGGCATTTTTAAATACAATCAAGTTGCGCGAAGCTTATTTGCAGCAGCAGAAGGCGCGTGAAGATGCGCAGAACATGCAAGCGGATTTGGCGGCTTACACATCTGCACCGACTCCGCAAAAGCTAGCAGACCTTCACTTGAAATATCCGGCGCTGAAGGAAAGCCTGAACGCTTATACGCAGACGCTTTCAGACGCTGATAAAAGGACAACGACTGAATTTGCCACGCAGGCTTTTGGCCTCAATCGCGCTGGCAAGACTGAAGATGTTTTAAGCCTTTTTGATCGCTACATCACTGGCGCTGAAACCAGTGGTCGAACAGATATAGCGCGTGTCATGAGGGACGCTAAAGACACCTATTCCAAGATTGAAGATCAGAATGCACGCGAGGGCTTGATTGGCTCGGTTCTTGCCGGGACGGGCAAAGATGGCCTCGATCTTTACGATAAGATCTGGAACGCGTCTGGTGCCAATGAACAAACAACTTTCCAAAAGGATTTGGCGGCTGGTGGCATTGACCCTGAAAGTGAAGAGGGCCGTAAAAAAGCAAGGCAATTTGCTGAATTAAAAATTGATCCGATTGTGGAAATGGAAACGCCTTCAGGCGAAAAGTTTGTTGGTCGAGAATCTGTTTATTTTAGTCTTTATGGGATTAACGCTGAAAAACCTCAACCAAAAGCCTTGCCTAAAGTTGGTGACGTTCGTGGTGGTTATCAGTTCACTGGGGGCGATCCGGCTGACAAAGCAAATTGGATTAAAGTCAAAGGAGGTCAGACGGGAACCCCGTCTGGTACATTTCAAGGGCAGTAATATTGACCCAATTGCCGACCTTGGAAGACTAGGTTTTAGGCCGACAAGCGGATTCAGAACGCAGCGCCATCAAGCGGCATTGGCTGCTCAAGGGTTGACTAAGACCTTAAGTGGATCTCATCCAATGGCTGATGCTTTGGACTTTATGCCGCCTAGTGGAATGTCCACGAAAGAAGCTATCGACGCTATCCGCAGAATGTATCCTGGCGCTAGGGTTGCGCCTAGTAACAAGGGTGCAATTCATGTAACCTTCCCCGGCTGGGGCAAGGCTCCTGATGTAAGCGGTTCTCGCCGCAGGTATGGGGAATAAAATGGCTCAAGAATGGTGGAGCAAAGACCAAACTGTTGAACCCGCGCAGTCGGTTTCGACTGGCGTTGTTATTCCTAAGGCTGGTCCTACTCAGCGCGAAATTTCCGCTGAAGAACGTGCGCAGTCAGCCGAAGCTAGGGCTGCCGCATCCGCAGAGCGCGAAGCCATCCGTTTTGCGCAAGAGCAGGAGGCAGGAGGTGGTGCAAAGCCTACCGAGGCCCAGCAGAAAACTCTTACACTCCTGACCAGAATTGCTGGCGGCACTAGCGATATTAATAATGCCCTAAGCGCCGATCCAGAAGCTCAACAGGCTGGATTGTTTGAAACGCTTTCTCGCAATGTTCTTGGCGAGGGAGTCGTAACCCGTAGCATTGCCGGTCCTGATCGGCGCATCGTAACTGATGCCCAGACTGATATTCTTGATGCTCTTTTGACGCTTGGCACTGGTGCGGCCTATAACCGCGAGCAGTTGATCGGTCAGACGCTTTCATATTTTCCGCAATATGGAGACACGAAGGCTGAAATTAACATAAAAAATGATCGACTAAAAAGGTTGATTGAAGCAGCGCGGATTCAGGCTGGGCCGCTTGCATCGAAGTTTGATGAAACGATCAAGCCGTTATTCAAAGAGGCTGCTCCTGCAGTAACTGATAGGGCTGCACAGCTTCAAGATGCGTTTAATAAAGGTTCGTCACTGCAAGAACTGAATGCGCTTGCAAGCGCACTCGGTATTTCACCCAATCAGGACGATCTTCTAAAGGCCGTTGAGTTCCGTGATGCCGGTGGCGTTGGTGCGCGCATTCTGCCTCCTGAAGCTGGTGGAGCGCCCGAAGAGACTGGCTTCTTCGAAGGTATTATCGAAACCGTCACTGGCTCAGAGCGTAGTACACCAGAGATCGAAGCTTTGCCGGAATGGACAACCATGCCGGAATTGAACGAGCTTTCCGTTGCAGGCGCACGCACCGGCATCGGCACAATGTTCACCAGCCCCGAAGAGTCGGTCAAGATCATTCAAGCCAACTATCCTGGCGTTCAAGTGCGTCAAGACACTAATGGCAACTATATTCTGCGCTCACAAGATGGGCGTGAATATGGCATCAGGCCAGGTTTCCGCTGGAGCGATGTTCCCCGCGCAATAGGCGGCATCCTTGCGTTCACACCCGCTGGCCGTGCAACCACTGTTGCTGGTGCTGCTGGTGGCTCCGCCCTTACTCAGGCTGGCATCGAAGCAGCGCAGGCTGGTGCTGGTGGCACGTTTGACACTGGTGAAATTGCGATTGCTGGTGGCGCTGGTGCTGCTGGTAAGGTCATTGAGCAGGCATTGCCTGTCGTTGTATCTGCCGTTCGTGGTATGCGTGGTGGCCCTGCCGCTGCGTTGCCTGAAACTATTCCTGCTGGTGCAGCACCTGAAGCGCCTCCTGCGATGGCAATGCCTTCACCTGTCGCAATGGCCCCTGAAGCCCCTGTCGCTCCAGTCGCTCCAGTCGCCCCGGTTGTGACTCCTGCTGCTACACCTGAAGCCGCTGCTGAACTTGGCACAATCATTCGCCAAGCATCTGGCGCAGACGCAAAGGCTAAAGGCGCTCAGATTAAGCTTTCCGAAATGGCGCAGATCAATCCTGAAGCAAGGGCTGCTGCTGAACGCCTTGGCATTGATGTTCCCGCTGATGTGTTTTCGGATAACCCGCAGGTTCGCGCCGCCGTTGGCTTAACCCGCTCTCTCGCTGGAAGTGAAGCTGAAGCAGCTTGGCGCAATTCGGTATCGGCGGCGGTTGATCAGGCTGACAACATTCTGCGCGAATTTGACGCTCAGTTTATTGAGGGTGCGATTGCTCCTGGCGTTGTATCGCAGCGGGTTAAGGATAGCCTCACTGGAACCCGTGCTTCGCTCAATAAACAAGCAAGCGATATTTACAAACAGGTCGATGCTGCTGTCCCGAAGAAGACGCCTGTTCAAATGGATAATCTGTTCAGGGAACTGAACTTGATTGCTGGCGAAGTTGGCGAAAGTGGAATGACCGCGCAGGAAAAACGCCTGATGAGTCTTATCCAAAGCGGAGAGGCTGCTGGCGGCGACATTACATATGGCCGACTGATCCGCGAAAAGAATCTAATCGGCAAAGCGTTGAAGCGTGAAGAATCGCCTTCTGGTTCGCTGGATGAGGCAACGCTCAAGCGTTTGTATGGCGCACTTGCAACCGATCAATTGGATAATGTTGGTCGCGTTGCTGGCGAAGAAGTCCGCAGTCAATTGCGCGGCGCTAATCTGATTTATGCCAAAGAGCGCGCTTTAGGTGATCGCATCGTCAACGCTTTTGGTCGGGATCTTGAAGGCGGTATCGCAAACAAGATGCGCGCTGCAATCACTAGCGGCGCAAAGGGTGATGCAGGCGATTTTGTGCGCTTGATGAAAACCGTTCCAGAAGATTTGCGGCGTGAAGTTGTGGCTACGGCTCTCGGCTCAGTGTCTCGATCTGCACGCGGTGCTGAAAAGGGTGGATTCGGCTTTT